CATGTCGGAATTAGGAATACGAGAAGGACTTCTATCCTGATAGCATTAACATTATGGAGCGTTATAATAGAAATATTATAAATGAAGGTGGCTAAAACGGCGAATAATCAGGAGAACGCCGTGCTAAATTAAATAAAGGTGCTACGAACCCTGTATCTCCGGAATGGGACTTGGACAAACTATTGACAGATATGGGTTTAGCGTAACGGTGAGCAGTAGTTAAATGGAGTTCGAGGAACAGCCTTTATTTATAAACGTGTAGAGACTATATACCACCTGCCTAAGTTAGATTCTTATTAATCTGATAAGGTAATGACATAGTCCAGACTACAACATCTATTTTTTAGATGGCTATGGTAACATAGAGTAGTATTTGAAAATCCTTTGCTCAAAAGAGCGTGTGGGTTCGAGACCCACTGGGTGCAGCTACAAAACAGAGATGAATGGAAAGCATGACTGTTTTGTATTAAATATGCTCACATCTATATGATGTAAAAACTTTCCATGATTGAAACCATTCTATACAGGTTAAAGGAAATAAAGATTAGAATGAAGTCATTATTTCTAATTTTGAGTATAGAACTTTATTCATTCATTTTAAGGGACGCTAACAGCAATCTAACAGAACTGATCTTGAAAATCCGTATTCTATTACAAGCGTCCTGTTACAATTAAACATGCCGACCTAGCTCAATGGTAGAGCACGTATGAATGGATTATGTTCGTAATCCTAACAGCAATTGTTCTTCCACTTGTAATGGCGTTGTTATTGGTTCGAATCCAATGGTCGGCTTTCTGGGATTCGCACAGCAAAATAAAATGGATAAACAAAAATTCTGCGAAAATTTGAGTGAATGGGTTCAAATCCCTAATAACGAATCCTGTTTTAAATATAGCGTGGTATCCAAGTGGCTGAAGGAAATGATCAAAAAAAACGAATCATGACCGTGATTTTTACAGCAAATGATCTATGTTTATTCTTATAATGACATCGGGGGTTCGAATCCCTCCCACGCTTCTATGTGACACTTACAGCAACAATTTTGCATGCTCCATTTCTGCATGTGTGGTGTAGAGGTTAGCACATTCGAATTATCGAAAGACTCAGGTTCAAATCCTGACATAAATACAGTGTCATGAATTATTTAAAAACGAAAAACATAAAACGAAACACTCGAAAAAGGTAAAACAAATGAAGATCAACTGGTTAGACGAGTCATCTCTGACTTATGAAGAAGCAATGGAATTGTTAAGTCATTCGCACGAGAAGCGTCTGGAAATGGAAGATAAGAATAAATGGGATGCTTACGTAAATGATTTTACGTTTTGGACTTTTCTCCATGATACTTATAATTATATGCGTAATGAAATTAAAAAAGAAATAGATATTGATTTATATTACTTTTACCCCAAAATCAAAGATTTCATAGATTTAGAAACAATACTTTTAGACAGTGAAAAATTTAGGTTAACAAAAGAAGTGCTTCAATTAGAAAAAAAGGAAAACGTATGGGAAATTGTAGAAGATTGGTGGAATTTAACATTTAAGATATTGTTAAAATAAATTTTTTTATTCTCCTCTATGGATTATTGGGACGCTTACAGCAAAATTTTGTTATGGCTTAGAGTTTTAATCTAATTTTACCAAAAAAAAGCGTCCTGTTTAAAAGAAGTCAAGTTGTGCACAACTATTAAAAAGTATGGCTCTAGTGTTAGCGGATAGCACGGTGGTCTCCAAAACCACAAGGTATGGTTCGAATCCATAGGGTCGTGTTTAATACAGGAAAATTAATGGACGCATTAATTGATGTATTAACGTTCATCAAAGAGTATCACTGAGGGATTGAGGCATAAAACAGTGAGGTGGTGGTACAGTGAGGCTAGCTGTGGACAAGTGAAATGGTATGATGAATGTTCGTGTTGTGGTGTAATGGTAGCACGCTCTTCTGATAAGGGGGAAGACTACGTCCGATTCGTGGCAACACAATCTGCGCAGAAGATAGGAAACCAAATGAAACCAATGCTCTAGTTTGGTGATGTGGGGTACACGGTAAACCTTAATCCGTGGTACCAATTATAATAAAAAGGAGATTACATTATGCTAAATCCACTTTCGTTGCAAATGGGTCAGACTTGTTCTGGAAAAGAAATTAATGATTGGTGCCGTTATCAGATTGAAAACAATGGGTCACATTATAAAGATGCGGTAAGGCTTTTAAAAAAGAATTTCAGAGATGATAGAACGTATTGTAAAAGTATAAAAGCCAAAACTGCGGGATTGGGAGAGCCTGATATAATTGAATTTCGTAAGGTGAATTAATTTAATGGGGATATGGTGTAATGGTAGCATATGGCATTTGGGGTGCTGAGGAGCGGTTCAAATCCGATATCTCCAATTAAAAAAAGACAAAGGCGGTGATTTTATTGGAATAGTTGAAGAATGGAAGCCATTAATGTATGATGACTTAGATTTGACAGATAGATTTCTTATATCTAATACTGGCAAATTATATAGTTTGGTTAGTAAAAAAATATTAAAAACTGTTATTCATAAAGAAGGTTATGAAGTTGTATGCGTTTCTTTGGGAAGTAGAAAAAATAAAAAGTTAATAAGAATTCATGTAGCTGTTGCTTGTATGTTTGTTGATGGATACAAAAAGGGATTAAATGTAAATCATAAAGACACAAATAAATTAAATAACAATTATACAAATCTTGAATGGGTCACTCCACAAGAAAATATTATACATGCATATAAAATGGGATGTATAAAGAATTGTGGAAAAAAAATATATCAAATTGATCCTAACACCAAAGAAAAAGTACGTGTGTTTAATAGTATTGCAGAAGCAACACGATTATTAAATCCTCAAAATCCAACTTGTAAACATATCTATGATGTTTTAGAGGGACGAAAAAAGATAGCATATGGATATGAATGGGAATTTGTTTCTAATTCAGAAGAAATGTAATACAAACATTGTGTAGTATAAGTGATTGGGGATATAGTCCAATGGTAGAACGGATGTCTGTTAAACATCATATGGGAGTTCAATTCTCTCTATCCCCGTTTTATAAGAATAGAGAGAGTATTTAGCGAGAGTCATCAGCGCCCACCTTCTGGGAATACGATATGGCAATGTATATTGATACTCACCTTAGGGAACCTAATCTATTCTTATATATGCTCCTGTAGCTCAGTTGGTTTAGAGCAATAGACTTTTAATCTATTGGTCAGGGATTCGAATTCCCTCAGGGGCATTTAAGAGGTAAATAGCAAAAAAAACAAAAATCGTAGGTGCAAATATGAACAAAGGTGTTAAGTTTAGGGTATATCCTAATAAAGAACAACAAAATTTAATAAATCAGACATTTGGTTGTTGTAGGTTGATTTACAACAAAGGTCTTGCTATGCGTAATGATGCCTATACTAACGGTCAAAAAATGGGATATAATCAAACGTCCGCCATGCTCACGGAGTTAAAAAAATCTGATGATTTTTCTTTTTTAAAAGCTGTTGATTCTATTGCACTCCAACAGTCTTTGAGAGATTTAGATCGTGGATTCAAAAATTTTTTTGAGAAACGTGCAAGGCACCCACGATTCAAAAGCAAACACAACAATCATCAATCATACAGAACTATTAATCAAGATAACAACATCCGTATAGTTGGGAAATATATTAAACTCCCAAAACTCGGATATGTCAAGATCAAACAATCTATGGAAGTCGAGCATATTAACAATGTTACGGTCGAGAAAACTCCGACAGATAAATATTTCGTAGTTCTTAATGTTGACTTTGAACCTGAACTTCGTTCTAATGCAGGTGGTGTGATTGGTATTGATGTTGGTATTAAAGAGTTTTATTCTGATAGTAACGGCAATGTTGTCAATAATCCTAAATACTTAGAGAAATCCATGCGTAAACTTTTAAGAGAACAACGTAGACTTTCTCGCAAACAGAAAGATTCAAATAATCGGAACAGACAGCGTATTAAAGTAGCTAAAGTCCATGAGAAAATAACAAATCAACGTAATGATTTCCTTCAAAAACAGTCAACGATGCTTATTAGTGAAAACCAAACTATTTGTATCGAAAACTTAAATATTAAAGGAATGGTTCGCAATCATAAGCTTGCCCAACACATAGTAAGTTGTTCATGGTCTAAGTTCTTTACAATGCTTGAATATAAAGCTACTTGGTATGGAAACGAAATAATTAAAATTCCGACCATGTATCCGAGCAGTCAGATTTGTAGTTGTTGCGGGTATAAAAATCCACTTGTAAAGAACCTCTCAGTTAGAGAATGGGTGTGTCCTAATTGCCATACCAAGCATGATAGAGATACTAATGCAAGTATAAATATCTTAAACAAAGGGCTTTCTGCAGTTTAACATGTTAAAATACCGTAGGGCATACGGAAATTTACGCTTGTGGACATTGTGTAAGACGAGCCGACAAGGTAACTTGTTAGGAACGCAGTAATGGATGAAGCAAGAATCCCATGACTTTAGTCGTGTGGGGTGTCAAGTTTGTTGGTATAATAAATAAAATTAAGGCTCCATCGTCTAAAAGGTCTAGGATGTGACTCTTTCAAGGTCAAAATATGGGTTCGATTCCCGTTGGGGCTGTGCTATATACAGTTACCAATTCTGCTAATAGGGTAAAAAAGGATGAATTGGCGAGAGGTCTTGCGATAGTAGACGATTAAGAATATATGATTGGTTACACAGGCAGTGGCGTATATTAAATGCGAAAATTTAGGAATTCCTATGAGCCGAACAGCCAATCATATTGTGTGGACGTAGTGTTAATGGTAGCACGGCGGTCTCCAAAACCGCAGGTTTGTGTTCGAATCACAACGGTTGCGTTAAGTCAGATTATTTACTTTTTTCCAAACTGACTTATTAAAAACTCTTGGAAAATGCGACTGGCGGTAGCGATATGACCGTCCCTTCATCAAAGGTGTTAGTGAAAGTCTATGTAATGCTGTCTCGCCAAAATCCAATATAGAGACATACCCTTAAAAAACTTGAAGTGATTTTTTGGATGGGGTCGCTTCGTCTTGTTGGAGTTTTAGAATGGAGTTTCAGAACAAGACTTTATATGTGTCGTGGCGGAATACGTAGACGCAGGTCACGTGTCAACGCAGTTGGTAATAGGTGCTTCCCAACCTTTGTGACCATGGACAACACAGAGGTCAAGACTGCCGATGAGAAGCTGAGACATGCAAGGTGGAAATCCTTGCCGACACAGAATAATGGGGATTACCCAAGCGGTTATGGTTATTGGTTTATTATTTAATGTAAGCGCATTTAGCTCATTCGGTTAGAGCCACAGTCTTATAAACTGTAAGCCCTTGCAAGGTTAAAGCCAAGTTCGAGTCTTGGAATGCGCATTTGAGGTGTATAAATGAAAAAATGTATTAAATGTGGTAACGATATACCATCAACAATTATTATTAATAATGAAATCAAGCGAGTTTCCTCAAAAAGAAAATATTGTTTTGATTGTAAAGAATTTGGACATCAATCAAAAGATAGCCATTTATTAGATATAAGCAAAGAAGAACTACAAAAAATAGTAAATAATTCTAATTCTTTTAAAATGGTTTTAGAAAAATGTGGTCTTTCATCTAACAATAATAATTATAAAACTCTTCATAAAATATTTGAATTATATAAAACAAATATAAAGCAATTAAATGCAAACAGGAAGAAAAGTGTCAAAAAATATAAAGATAAAGAATCTTTCGTAAATGCCTTAAACCAGAATGAAATTAAATATAATTCAAATAAATTGTTGAATAAATTGGTCGAGTTTGGAATAAAGCAATATTGTTGTGAATGCTGTGGTATATCAGATTGGAATGGAGAATATATTAGATTAGAACTTCATCATAAGAACGGAAAACATAATGATAATAGATTAAATAATTTAAAAATTTTATGCCCAAATTGCCATTCGCAAACTAATAATTATAGGAGTAAAAATAGGGGAATGCAATAAAATAATAGTCATATTATTGCGGTGAGTTCGACTCTCACATCCCCTACGCATCCCTTGAGATGAGCGGTTTACATACAAATATATAAAATAATATATTTGGTTTCGTAGGTTCAAATCCTATCAAGGGAGTTAATTTGTAAATAAAACAAATTTTAAAAAGGGGAATAAGCAAAAAAATGTATCAAATTAAAATCGAATTATGGAAAAACAATAAATATACTGTCCCTGATGAAACTCGTTATGTTGGCGAATATTTTACTGAAGATGCGGCACGAATCGATGCACAAGAAATTCAACAGCGGATAATATACAGTCTTGGTTATAAACGATCAAGACTTGAGATTATAGAAATCAAATCACATAAATTTTTAAAAAAAGGAGACTAAAATTATGGCAAAACTTAATTTATCCCCACCTTGGGTGGTGTATTACAGAAAACTATCAGCGTTTTTTAAGGAAGACCCAGAAGTAAGAATTACATATGATGATATCGAACAGGAGATCAAATTATATGTTGATAATGCTGAAAAAGCGGTTGCATTAGAAAATTTACTTCCTAAAGAACAGAATTTCGGAAATGTGACATTATACATTACAATTGTACCTGCAAATAAAACATGTTTTGATAGTGTAAAAGCGGGAAATTCTACAAACTTAAATGACATTGTTCGTATTTGTTTTAATAATAAAGCAGTGGTAGGTGTGAAAATTATAGATGGAATTATGACTAATAAAATGGTTTTTGTTATTTTTAAGAAAGAAGTTGTCCAATATTTTACAGATGATATTGGCGATTATCACGGTATTTGTTCAACACTGTATCAAGATTTGGCAAAAGAAATTTTTGGTAGCATTGATGGGGTATTCTTCTGCACTGATAATGAGATGGAACTTGGAAATGCATGGCTTTAAAAATTCCTCTTGACAAATGAAAATTAAATGTATAGAATATAGACAGACATTGAGAGATGACCAGTTCTTCTATTAATGTACTCTATAGAAAGGAAGCAAACAATATGGAATTGATTCGGTGTAAACACTGCGATCATTCCTATTCATTACAAGATAAGGGGGTAAAAACATGGTGGGACGATAGCGGTACATACAGCACTAAATTATGTATGTGCCCAAAATGTAAACAAATAAATATAATTAAATACGAAGTTTATTGGACAGAAGACATTAATAACGATAAAAGATTATTTTAATTTTAAAAGGAGATGATTATTATGCCATGTAAAGAAACACCTATGAAAATTTCAGGAATGTATATTATGGATACAGACACAGGGAATGTAATTGCTGATTGGTCTAATTGTATTGGATCACTTACATCACTTACTTGTCAGCCAGTTTTTCATACAGTTCATAAAGTGCCAGAGATTATTGATGTAAAAACTATCAATAATAAGGTCGTAATCGTAACATTTATCGATGGTACTCAGACCAAGGCAGTTTGTGATAAAGACGATACATTTAATCTAGAAGTTGGTATTGGAATTTGTATTACTAAACGTCTTATGAGTAATGATGAACAGACTGGTAATTCAATGTTTAATAAAACAATTAAAAATGCTCTTAAAGTAATGAAGCGGAATGAGCAGTTAAAAAGGGCTTGTGAAGAAGCTGAAGAAGAAGAGAAGCGAATTGCAGATAAAATTAAACGTAAGAAAGAAAAGCGTGCAGAAAAGCGTAGACAGAAGAAAATTCAGATGATGGCTGATGCAATCCTGCTTGCTAATAAAATAAAAACAGAAAACAATAACTAATTAAACAAAGGAGAAAAAATTTATGGCAGAAACAAGAGATACACATCTTAGACAGGCAAACACAAAGGCAACAGCGGTAGGACTTCTGACTGATAAGAAACTTGAGATTAAGACAGACCCTAAGACTGGTGAAAAGCATATTGAGGGTACTGTAACTGTTAAGACTAGTGATAAGAACTTTGTAACTTTTACTGTATATTCAAAAGAAAAGAAAAATGATAAAACAGATAACAAGGCATATGCAGGACTGGTTACTGTAATGAATGAATTCCAGTCTGTGGCAGATGTTGGTGATGATAATGCGGACTATATTCGTGTTAATGGTCAGCTGAATCCTTATAGAGGTCAGAACGGTAATGAAATTATTGGTTATCGTGGTAGCTTCTTTAATAGAATTCGTAATGTTGATAATGTAGTACCCGATGCTTCCTTTGAAGTGGAAATGTTCATTCAGAGCATGGTTCCTGAAATGGGCAAAGATGAAGACGGTGAAATGAGTGAAACAGGAAGATTGAAAATTTCAGGTTGGGTGCCAACATATAATGGAATTGAGCCTGTTGATCTGATTGTCCCTGAAGATTTGGCTGATGCTTGTGATAACACATATGAACCCGGTCAGACGGTTGAGTTTTATGGTGATATTGTTAATAACAGTATTGAAGAGATTATTGAAAAGCCTGTTGCGTTTGGTAAACCCAAAAAGGAAGTGCGTAGAAGTTTTGTAAATGAATTGATTGTTACTGGTGGTTCTAGTCCTTATGAGGGTGACGAAGAGACAGATAAGGCACATGTCCCTTATGATAGAGATACAATTAATGCGGCGATTACTCAAAGAAATATTGAAATTGAAGAAATGAAGAACAAAGCCAAAAATGGCGGCGCAAATAGCGGTGTTGGTAGAAAAGCCATGCCTAGTGGAAAAGCACATGGACGCACATTGGCAATAGATATGTAAAAGAGAATTAAATAATATAATATATGTTTGTCCCTAATAATGTATATTATTGGGGACAAACGAAAATAAATAAGGAGAAATAATTTTATGGCTGTAACAGTAGATATTTTTAATCCACAAGTAACCAGATTTAGCAAAGGGCTTGCTGGTCGAAGTTTTTTAATTGCAGGATCGAACTCGGTAGGAAAAACAGCACAAGCTGTAAGAATGTCTAAACCTTTTGTAATCGCAACAGAGAGTGGTCTTGGTGGAACTGCTAATATTCCATACATTCGAGTAAATAGTTGGGCAGATCTTACACGATGCGTTAAGCAGTTGACGTCAAAAGCAACATGCCAGAAAGCAAGAGAGTTATACGATACTATTATTGTAGATGAAGTATATGCGGCAGCTTTGCTTTGTCAGGACTATGTACAAACCACTATCGGGAAAGGTGCGCTTACTCTCGGAGATGTTGTAGATGGTGGAAGAATCAATTTATATCAGGCTTATGAGAAAATTTTTTTTAAAACAATTAATCAATTGCTTAGTTGCGATTACACAGTAGTGTTTATTAGTCACGTACAGGAAAAAGACGGAAAAATCTATCCTAAAGGGGACAAGCGGAGTATTGATCCGATTAAGGATTTTGTGGATTTCGTTATTTATGTTAAGAGCAACGGTGTCGATGAGGATGGTAATGTAATCCCTTCTTCAGCCTATCTTGCTGAAACAGATGAATATTTTGCTCGTTCACGCTTTGATACAATGCCGCCTTATCTTCCCGTATGGTCTGCTGAAGCACTTGAAGAAGCTGTAAATAAAGCTGTTGAAGAGATGGAGAAGAAAACTGGTATTAAAGCTGTTACTTATCAGGAACAAAAAGAACAGAATACCACTGAAACATATGATTATGATGAAACGATGGATGCTCTTCAGGAAGTTGGGCAGAGATTCGCATCAGCGGGTAAGATGGAAGAACTTACAGAAATCGTTGAACAGACTCTTGGTCGTGGCGGTAAAGTCTCAGAATGTTCTAAATCTCAGATTCAGGCTATGGTGATTATTCTTGATGATCTTCGTGAGCGTGCTGATGAGTTGGGGATTTAATGACTAGGCGGTCGCCATATAAATGGCAAGAGGGGGAGATTGTAGACTTCCCCTTTTGCCAAGTAAAAATATTAGGTCACAGATTACAAGAAACATCTGCTGGCGGCAATAAAAAAAGTCATAAAAAATCTTATCTATACCAATGTATGAAATGCGGATGGATCGATGAACGCTTAGAATATCACATGGATAAATTAGGTTGTCCTGTATGTAGTGGAAGAAAAACAAAATGGAATTACAATTCTATAGCTTGGTTACATCCTAAAATGATTCCTTGGTTCGCTAATATAGAAGATGCATATAATAATAGTGTTGGGAGTCATTCAAAAGTTGAATTCATCTGTCCTGATTGTGGGTTAAATGTTGGAAAGAAAACAATTAAAAATGTGATAAATTTTGGTATTTCTTGTCCTTATTGTGGAGATGGAATCCCTGTGGGCGAAAGAATATTCCAAACAGCATGCGACCTTGCTCACATTAGATATGAAAGACAAGCTACATTTGATTGGAGTGAAATATACATATATGATTTTTATCTCCCTGATTTAAATTATATTGTAGAAATAGACGGACAACAGCATTATCCTTTTGGCTCTTCGTTTGAAAGTGTTAGTGGGATGACATATAAAGAGCAAGAAAAGATTGATGAATATAAAGAAGAACTTGCATATAAAAATGGAATAGAAGAAGTTTTACATATATGTGCTTATTATAGTGATTTTGATAAAATTAAATACTCTATTTTAGGTTGTGTATGGTTGGCTATACACACTGACATCTCTAATATAGATTGGAATGAATGCGAAAGAATATCTGCTCATTCTATGGTGCATGTTTGTGCAGAAGAATGGAATAAAGGATATGATGCTACATACATTAAAAATAAATACTCGTATTGTGATTCATCCATTAATAACTGGTTAAATCAAGCGCAAAAAATAGGGCTAACAAAAGATTATTCTAAAGAGAATGCCGATCTACGCAGGGGAAGAAAAATAATTAATACACAAACTTTAGAATGTTATTGGTCTGCTAGACATTTAGCAAATGTATTAAATATAAATTGGCAATCTGCTTATGATTGTGCATATTATAATAAAAATGGATATATGTTTTATCAAAAATATACTGATGAAAACCATATTGAAAATGCGCATGAATTTTTTATGAAAAACCTAGTAACAATAACTAACTCAATATCTCTCAAATGAATATCCATAATTCATTTGAGAGATATTTTTAACATTTAATAGGCAATACTTATGAATATAAACGGAATCAATATAGACATTATGGGTAATCAACAAAACAATTATGCTCAACAAATGCTCCAAACATGTATTGCACATCCAGAATGTAAAGACTGCCCATATGTAGGTCAACCACTACAATCAGACAATTCAGTAACAATTTGTGAAAACGGAATTAATAAAAAGAAGGAGAACACACAATGAGCCATTTTGCAGTTTTAGTTTTACATGAAGAAGATCAGTCGATTGAAAAATTACTCGCACCTTATGATGAGAATCTGGAAGTAGAACCTTATATTAAACAAACTAAAGAAGAGGCTATTAAAGAATTAGGAATAGATGAACATACTAGTGAACAGCAATATAGAGAATTGGCAGAAGATTGGTTTGGACATGCACCAGATGAAAATGGAAATATTCTTTCAACGTATAATCCTAAATCTAAATGGGACTGGTATCAGGTTGGCGGTCGTTTTAGTGGTGCGCTGGCAATAATTCCAACTGCTCGTGCAGGATATGGAAATATTCCTTATACAAATAGTGCTTTTGTGCGTCATGTTAAATGGGTGCGACCTCTTGACAAAGAAGAAAGAGAAGATATAATTAAATGGTGGAATGTGAATGTTGAAGGTGCTAAAGGAGAAAAGGATAAATATTTCTTCTATAATCCTGAATATTACAAAAAGCGTTATAAAGATGCAGAGACATACATCAAGACTCAGGAACTTCCCTGTTATCATGCGGTTGTAACTCCAGATGGTGTTTGGCATGAGCCATCTAAAATGGGTTGGTTTGCTTGTACAGACGGTGATCTATCTGATGAACTTGAATGGGATCTTCATTTTAAAGAACGCTTCATTGATACGGCAGAATTTGATTGGGTTGCAACAGTTGTAGATTGTCATATTTAAAACAGGAGATAATTAAATGGCTAAAGGAAGAAAGCGTGTATGCGTATTATGTGGTTTAACAATTGAAGATAACAATGATTCAGTCCCTTATAAAAAGCGATATGCGCATACCGCTTGCTTCCGTGCGGCTGCTAAGGCTATTCATGTAGATAAAGAAGAAAAAGTTAAAAAGAAGGAAGCCGAGAAAAAGATTAAGCCTGTTTCAAAGCCGAAAGCCGAATTAAAAGATGCTCTTTCTGATGAAGAATATATACAGAAACAACTTTATTATGATTACCTCTGCAAAACTACTGGTATTGCAGAGCTTCCTGTAAAAATTTACGCATTGACAGAAAACTATATTAAAAAATATAACTTTACATTCCAAGGTCTTTATGCTACACTGACTTACATGCACAATATTCTTGAAAAAGAATTTGGAGAGGATATCGTAGGACTCATTCCATATTATTACACTGAAGCACAAGCGCATTACAAAGCCGTTAAATCTGTGGGTGATAGGAATAAGGATGTAAGTACTGAGGGAATGTATAAGAAAAAAACTGTTTATATTAATCCTAAACAAAAGAAAATTAAACAGATAGATATTACAACAATTGGGGGATAATTCATGTATGAAACGTTAACGGATAAAAGAGCAATCTTAAATACCATTGGATGTTTAATGCTCGACCCCACTTTAATAGATGATATTGATCGTCCATTAGATAGGACAGATTTTGACACAGAACCATTATATGAGTTATTATATGTAGCTATTTTTAATTCATATATGCAAGGTGTTAAAGATATAAATGAATTTACTATAGATTCATATCTCTCTTCTTATAAAGAGCAATATGAGATTTTTCAGACTAATGATGGTTTAAATTATCTTGCAAGCGCACGAGAGATGAGTAGTCTGGACAACTATAATTACTATTATCACAGGCTCAGAAAGTACTCGTTACTCAGATATTATGAGAAGAAAGGCTATAATACAAAATCAATATTTGATCCGACCGTAGGTGTAGAAGAACTAACAAAAGAAATGGAGAAGTTCGATAATTACACTGAGCAGGACATTGTAGGAATGGTTGAAACAGATTTAGTTATTAGTCCTACGATTAAATATTGTACAAATATGTTGACCACTGAAATTCAGGCGGCAAAAGGTGGACATGAATTAATTAGAGACCTTATGGAAACACCTGACTTCGGTGTACCATTTAATAATGATGGACTAACCACAGCTTTTCGTGGTGGGAGAAAAGGTTGCGTGTATATGCGTTCTTTTCAGCAAGGAGGAGGTAAAACAAGATCTGCCGCCGCTGATGCCTGTAAAATGGCTGTACCTCAAGTATGGGATAAAAAAAATAATAATTGGAAGTTTACAGGATTATCAGAGCCAGTTGCATATATTACTACTGAAATGCCGAATGATGAAATTCAAACAATCATGTTTGCTACTGTTAGTAAAGTAAATGAAGAGCATATCCTTAATGGTCAATATGAACCCGGAGAACTTGAGCGAGTTAATAAAGCAATTGATTATATAGAATCGGCTCCATTTTATATAATTCATATTCCAGATTTTTCAATTGAAGATATAAAGAATATAATTAAAAAATATTATAGAGAATTTAATGTTGAAATTTTTTATTTTGATTATATATGGTCACCTGCTAAAGCCATGGCGGCTGCTACACAGGCATCTAAAATGAAAATTCAAGAATATCAATTTTTATTAATGTTTATTACAGAACTAAAAACTCTGGCACAACAATTAGACATTTTTATTTATACAGCTTCTCAGCTTAATGGTGAAGCACAGAATGCGTTGATAAAAGATCAAAACCTTCTTGCGGGCGCAAAAGCATTAGCAAATAAATTAGATGTAGGATATATTTCCATAGAACCTAATCAACGTGAGCGTGAAAAATTAGACACAATTATTCAAACCCATTTTGGTCTGCGTATGCCTAATATTGGACATTGGATTTATAAGGTAAGACGAGGAAAACTTACAAAAATTATTATTTGGAGTTATTTAGATTTGGGTATTATGGATGAAGAGCCTCTATTTGTAACAGATTTTATTTTTAATCTTATTGATATGGATTTTACTCAAATTGAATCTGTAGAAGCAAAAATACGAGAGCATTCAGTTTTAGAATCACAGGTACACGATGAAGAGCCTGAAATTATTGATACCACAGCTGTTGAAATTAAACCTGAAGCAGTAGAAGAAGAACAAGTAGTAAAAAGAAGTTTTGATTGGTGATTATCTTTTTGGGTATAACTGGGTATAACGGTAAGAATATGTATTTAGATCAGAAAAAAATATTAAATTCATTAACAAATGAAGATATAATTAAAATCTGTGCAGACCTTGGTTCACCAGAATATAAACGAGATAATCAGGGGAATCTTTTGTTCTCAACTTCTATTTGTCACGATGGAGACAGTCCCTATAAATTAACATATTACAATGATTCTCATCGCTTTAAATGTTGGACATGTGGTGATTCATATGGAATTATTGAATTAGTTATTCGTGCTCACAGAATAAAGGGTAAAACACTTACATATTATCGAGCATTATATTATATAGCTTCAATTACAGGACGTCTTTATGAGAAAGACCCTGAACAAATTGCTCCAGAAAAAACAATTACAGACTTTGAATGGATCAATCGTTTAAAATCTGTAAAGAAAAATTCAAAGGCTGTACCTAATTTATCAGAAATAAATGAAAATATCCTTGATATATTCTGGTATGCGCCTTATCAGGGATGGCTTGATGAACATATAACTCGTGAAGCCATGTCAAGATTTGAAATAGGATATTATGGTTTAACCAATCAGATTACGATTCCGCATAGAGACATTAATGAACGTCTTATAGGAATAAGGGGACGATTTTTAAATGATGAAGATGCAGAACGTTTTGGTAAATATGTACCTTTACAAATTGGTGGTCGTTTTTTAAGTCATCAACTTGGAAGTAATTTATATGGCATACATGTTGCCAAAGATAAAATATGGCAATGTAAAAAGGTAATGTTGGTTGAAGCTGAAAAATCAGTGTTACAGGCATATTCATATTTTGGTGAGGATAGTTTTGTCGTAGGACTATGTGGATCAAACATTTCAAAAACACAAATTAAAATTATATTAGAGCAATTAAAGGTTGAAGAAGTTATAGTTGGTTTGGACAGGGAATATGGTGATTCAGATACTTTTGAAGCAACAGCTTATTACCAAAAACTAATTAAAAAAGTTGCTCCACTTGTTCCTTATGTACGTGTGTATTTGGTATTAGATAAAGAACACAGACTTGATTATAAAGATTCTCCCACTGACAAGGGTAAGGATATCTTATTACAACTAATGAAAGAAAAAATTTTAGTAACAATGGAAGATGTAAACGAAGTGATTAAAAGAAAGGACTGATTAAAATGAGCGGATTTATTAAAGTACTTGTGGCAAGTGGATGTGCGATGTTATCCGGTGGAGTGAATGTTTGGTTAAATGTAAGAGATAAAAAGACCATCACGAAAAGAGATATTATGAGTGCGTTTATTTCTCCAATGTTGATGGTTGTATCAACTTGTGCACTGTTTATTTGATTATTAAAGGGGGATTAAATGAAAAAAAGGATATCGTTTATTACAATTATGGCAGTTGTTATTATGATTTTTTCTATGTGTATTACTGCTGAAGCAAAAACCGGAACTGGATTGATGGGTGAAGATTGTGAAGGACGTTATTTTTCAACACAAACTGGTTATTTTACAGTACAGGGGAAGACCTATTATGCACATAAGACCAAAAGTCAAATGTATGAAGTAGGAGAACTTGCTACAAGTACGTATCGTGTACGTGGTGGCAAAATGTATTATTTTGGAGCAGATGGTGCTATGCTGACTCGTAAGTCACCCAGAGAAAAATTATCAAGATATATTGATTTTAATAAAGATGGTTCAGTACACTATATTTATCCTGCGGGATATCGTACAAAATATGAAAGATATAATGCTAATCGTCATCGTTTTCAAGTATATAAACATGGTAAATGGAGAGACGAGGGTATGCAGGTTTATCCCTACGGGTGGATTGACTGGCAGGAGTAACCTGTATAGCGTCCTGAATTTCAAAAAATTTAGTGGGAAAAACGCATTAATTTTTACATAACAGTGCTTCCATGAGGGTACGGTGGGGTAAGTAGATAGGATAAAAACAATATCGAAAACCCCACTTATTTTAGCATAGAGAGGAATGATAAAAATGGGTAACGAATTAGTAGAAGATTATTATAAATCAATGAGCGATTTTTTCGAGGGGAAAGTGAGGGCGGTTACTGAAGCGGATCGAAACGTATTGCCACGTTTAAGTTACAGTGGTCTTGAAGTATTTAAAAATTGTCCTTATCAGTTCAATCTTAAATATGGTGAAAAGAAATTTACCAAAGAAACCACACTGGCTTTGGAATTAGGAAGTCTGTGTCATTTGATTCTGGAACTTAAATGTAATTATCTTAAAGTCGGTAAGCATGTGGATTATGATTATCTTTATTTTATTTTAAAGTATGGTTCTATTGATACGAATGAGAAAACGAAAGAACATATCCTTGGAGTAGATGAATTAAAGCGGAAATATTTTGAAGAATGGTATGAGCCTGATAATGCTTCTGGCATGACATATGAAGAAAAAATGGAAGTATTTAAAAAAGTTCTTAAAGAAGAGATGAATCATGCTTCAATTTGGCATCCTATATACGCAGAGTTGCCGTTTGAATTTGTATATAAAGACAGAGTTATTTTTAATGGATTTATTGATAGAATTGATATTAATATATTTGGGGAATTTAGAACGGTCGATTACAAAACTAGCAAGAAGCAATTCGAATCGGCAAAAGTTGTAACTTCACTTCAATTTGGTATTTATGCAATGGCGATTTATCAGGAATTTGGTCAAATTCCCGTGAGTTTCCTTTATCGCTTTATTTTACTTGATGAAGATCAGATGGCTATGACGAGTGGTTGGGAAAAGCGATTAGAAAAAACGCTTGATAATTTACTTGATAAAATTGATAAATGTAAAAAGAGTGGTATTTGGTTGCCAAAACCTAGTCCGCTTTGTCATTGGTGCAATTATTCAGTAACCAATCCTAAAGCACATGAATTTAAAAATGATTGTGAATATTATAGTCTTTGGACGCCAGAAAATAAAGTATGGACTGTAAACAAAAGATATAATGCCCTTGACAACGCAGGTAAAAAGAGTACAATTGATACAGGCAACAAGACAAAATTAAATGGTAAGCGGAAATTGATTTTTTAAGGGGTAAATATATGTTTTCATGTCACGGACATACGGAACATTCGAATTATCGTCTCAGGGACGCGATTATCAAAGTTCCTGATTTTATCGAATATCATCGACAATGCGGTTGGTCAGGTTGTGTAGTCACCGAGCACGAAACAATCGGCAGTCATCTTGACGTATTAAAATATTATGATTTAGTTAAAGATAAGCCTGAATATAAAGATTTCAAAGTGGGGCTTGGCAATGAGATTTACTTGTGTCCTGAATCTGTAACCGCAGATAATAAAGGGAATAATTTTTATCCGCATTTTATTTTGATTGCTCTTGATGCAGAAGGTCATAAGGCATTACGTGAATTAAGCACTAAAGCTTGGGTCAACAATGCTTTTATGTCTGTGATGTATCGAGTGCCAACTTATTATTCGGATTTACAAGAACTACTTGAAAAATATAAAGGACATCTTATTGGTTCGAGCGCTTGTCTCGGTGGAAGTATTCCACGGCAACTTCTTAAATATCGGGATGAACAAGACGTTTTTAAGCGTGAAGAAATATATGAGAACATTGTTTATTGGATTGAAACAATGGTCGAATGGTTTGGTAATGGTTATTTCTTTTTGGAAATTCAGCCTAATCCCAATGAAGATCAGATATATGTAAATCAGGCTATTATAAAATTATCAAAAGATTTACAAGTGCCATATATTATTACTTTGGACGCTCATTATCTGCGAAAAGAAGATAGAGAAATTCATAAAGCATTTTTGAAAGCAGATGAAGGTGATAGAGAAGTTGATGATTTTTATACTACAACATATATAATGACCAAAGAAGAAATTCATGAATATATGGATGATTCAATTGGTTATAATGCTGTAGAATTAGGATTAAATAATACTATGCTTATCTATGATAGGATACAGTATTATTCGTTGACTAAAGATTTGGAATTACCGTATATTCCTTTTGATCTTACCGAACCTGATGAACAACTTTATATTAAATTTAAAGATAATATACCGCTTTTAGATTATTTTTATCATTCCGAATATCCGTCAGATAGGCATATGACAAGAGAATTACTTCGTTCAATTGATGGTAAAAATTCTCATTATCAATGTCAACGTGGATATGAAATGATAAATGAATGTTTAAATTATTTAAAAACATCTTCAGAGGTCAATAAAGTTCGGTGGTCTCGTTATCTTATGCAGGTTCGAGATTATGTGCAATTAGCTTGGGATGCAGGAAGTCTGGTTATGCCATCTCGTGGCTCTGGTGGTGGTTTTTGTCTATTATATTTACTTGATATTATTCAGTTGGATGCGTTACGTGAGAATACTAAAATGTATCCTTGGCGTTTTCTTAATCCTAAACGTGTTAGTGTACTTGATATTGATACAGATATAGAGTCTGCTAAACGTGAAGCCGTAATTCAAAAATTTATTGATACTTATGGTGCGGATAAAGTATCAAGAGTGTTAACTTTGCAAACTGAAAAAAGTAAAAGTGCAATCCTTACTGCAAGTCGAGGTCTAGGAATTTCCAATGATATAGCTTCTTACATTGCTTCTCTTGTTGTATTCGATAGAGGACAGGCACGCAGTTTAAAGACTATGTATTATGGCAATGAAGACTATGAACCTGTTCCTGATTTTGTTAGAGAAATGGACGCAAGACCTGAACTTTGGGATGTGGCACAAAAAATTGAGGGATTGATTAGTGGAATTGGATCTCATGCAGGTGGCATAATTATTTGCGATAAACCTCTTGTAGAGTCTACTGCTTTAATGAGAACTAATTCTGGAGATATCATTACTCAATTTGATTTACATGGTGATGAAGCGGTATCACTGATTAAAATTGATGAATTGTCAGTAGATGGTGCAGATTTGCTTCATGCTACATTAAATCTTTTGCTTAAAGACGGTCTTATTGAATGGCAAGGAAACTTAAAAGACACGTATTTTAAATATTTAGGAATATATAATATTACAAGAGATGCACCCAAATTGTGGGAATTAGTTGGCAATCAAAAAGTAATGAACCTATTCCAGTTTGATAAAGACAGTGGGAAAAAAGCATTGAGTCTTGTTAAACCACATTCAGTAGATGACCTTGCTACTATTAATTCTGTTATTCGACTTATGCCCCAGAATAAAGGGGAAGAAATGCCACTTGAAAAATATGCCAGATTTCATGAAAATATCCAACTTTGGTATGATGAAATGACGGAGTATGGATTAACTGAAGAGGAACAGGATATTTTAAAAGATATCATTGGTATATCTTATGGTATTTGTGAAGCACAAGAGTATTTAATATTACTTACGATGCATCCTAAAATTGGTGGTTTTGATTTAGGATGGGCTGATAGATTAAGAAAAGCTGTTGCAAAAAAGAATCCTAAAGATTTTGAACAATTGGAAAAAGAATTTTTTGAAAACGCTGAAGAAAAACAACTTTCCCCTAATTTAACAAATTACGTTTGGTATCAACTGATATATACCCAGAGAGGTTATGGATTCAATAAGGCGCATACTTTAGGATATAGCTGTATCGGTTTGCAAGAAGCGTGGCTCAATTATAAATACAATCCTATTTATTGGCAGACAGCTAATCTTATTGTGCGTTCGGGATCATATAATGCAAACGCTAATGACGCTACCGATTATGGTAAAATGGCTGTTGCTATTGCTACTATTCAGCATGAAGGAGTGAAAATTTCAAATCCTGATATTAACAATCCGCAATTTGAATTTGTGCCTAATGTGCAAAATGAAAAAATTGAATTTAGTATGAAAGGTATTAATGGTGTAAATACTGAACTTGCTCAAGCAATTATTCAGAATGCACCTTATTCTTCAATAGATGATTTTGCAGTTCGAATGCTTGATACTAAAATTGTACAACCTGCACAAATGATTAAGTTGATTAAAGGTGGTTGTTTCCTCACACTTCATAATTCAGACCGCTTTAAAACAATGGAATGGTTTTTGCGCAGATATTGTTTTGAACCTGCTAATAAATTAACTATGCAACAACTTGGAAAATTGCTTTCGTTTAGAATTATTCCAGATAATCTTAAAAGTTGTCTTAATTGTATTAAAATCAAACAGTATGTGTTGGATGACGAAGGGTTATATAAACTTTATATTGATCCTGATAAAAAACTTCCTAAACGAGGCTATCATGACCGCTATTTCATTTTGGACGATGCGTCACAGCCAGTATTTAATAAATTCTTTTCAGAAGATTCTGTGATTGATGTCAAAGATGGATATTATATTATTTCAGAAAAAGAATTTATTAAAGAATATGATATATTAATTCAGCCATTGCGTGACTGGTTTAGTTCACAAGAAGCACTTGATACTTATAATGATGCATTATTCCAATCTATTTGGAATGAAAGGGCATCGGGTACAGAAGCATCATGGAACATGGAAGCGTGTTGTTATTATGACCAAGAACATGAACTTGCCAATATTGATGAAGATTATTATGGTATTGCAAATTATTTTGATTTACCAGAAGAACCTGAACCTTATGCTTGGTATAATCGTAAAATTGATAATGAGTGGAAACGTGTTCCTAAGTATCGCATCACAAGAATTGCGGGGACTGTTTTACAAAGTGTTAACGCCAAGCACACTGTTGCTCTTCTTACTTGTTATGGTGTAGTTAATGTCAAATTCTATAAAGGTAGTTATGCTTTCTATAACAAACGTATCTCACAGCCATTAGAAAATGGCAAGAAGAAAGTGCTTGAAGAAAGTTGGCTGAAACGTGGTAATAAATTGCTTATTAGTGGTATCAGGAGAGATGATCAGTTCTTCCCTTTGATTTACAAAGACACGATTTATAAACATACAGTTAATTTAATTAAAAATGTTCTTCCAGATGGACGAATGGAATTACAGACTGAAAGGATCAAAGTAGATGAATGAGAAAGAAAATAATAGAATTAAAGTTGATGCTTCTATGGAGCATCGTATATATTTTAAAGATAATTGGGGAATTATTAAATGCTCGATAGAAAAAGTCCGTTCTGGAGATGGTATTTATAAAGGTGATTTAATAATTTTTAAAGGTCAGATGCCACAACCTATTGAAGGATGTATTTATACGATTATTGCAGATTTTGTACATGATCCTAAATGGGGTGACCAATATGTAATTCAATCTATTTTTACTGCACTTGATTTTGGTGACGGAGATGATGTTGGTAAGAAGAAATATCTTAGTTCTTTATTCACCCCTTATCAGATTGATTGTATGTATGGAGCATTAGATGACCCATTTGAAGCGCTGAAGAAACGTGATATGAAAGCATTGGTTAGAGTTAAAGGATGCGGTCTTAAAACGGCAACTGTTTGGTGTCATAGATTTCATGAACATTATGACCGTGCTAAAATTTATATTGAACTAGAAGATTATGGTCTTACAAATAATATTGTTAATCGTCTTATGTCTGCATATCATTCTGCCGATTTAGTTGTAGATAAGATTAAAAATAATCCGTATGTTTTAGTAAATGAGGTTAATGGTATTAGTTGGAAAAAAGCTGATGAGATTGCTCTAAAAGGTGGAATTGACCCATTGGGTGAAACTCGTGTTGCAGAATATATTAAATATTATCTAAAACGGAGTGGTGACAATGGCATGTCATGGTTAACACCAGACCAGTTACTCGGAGCGATTCTCGATGAAATTGGTGAAGAGGTTGAAGATAGTACAATTACAAAAGCTATTAAAAGTCTTGATTTGTGGTTTAATGATGAAAAAACTAAGATTGGATTACCTTATTATAAGTTATTATCCTTTACTATAGCCGCTGAATTACTAAGATTGAAAAATGCAGAATCTGATTTTAAATATGATGGTTGGGAAGAAAGAATTAAAGAACTAGAACAAGAACAAGGTTGGGAATTTACTGATGAGCAAGTAAACGGTATTAAAATGGGGCTTGAAAATAATGTGTTGATCATTAGTGGTAGTGCCGGAACGGGAAAATCGACTCTAGTGAATGGAATAATCACTGCCCTTCCCAATTATTCTCATGTAATGTGTGCTCTATCTGGTCGTGCGTCTGCAAGACTAGCTGAAGTTACTGGTGAAACAGGTTATACCATTCATAGACTTTTAGGATATTCAGGTGCAGGATTTGAATACAATCAAGAAAAACAATTGGGGTATGATATTTATATTCTTGATGAAATTTCAATGGTAGATGCTGAATTGTTTTATTATTTGATTCGTGCTATTCCTTCTGGTTCTAAATTAATTATGCTTGGTGATCCTGCACAGCTTGAAGCAATCGGTTGTGGTAATGTTGCTTATGATATGATTCAATCAGACGAAATTCCAGATATTCTACTTACAAAGATTCATCGTCAGGCTGCCAAGTCTGCTATTATTACAAATAGTACAGCTGTCAGACATGGTGAACAAATTATTGAAGAGGGTTGGACTGGTGTTGAAGTCCGTGGAGAATTACAAGACCTTGTTTTAGACTGTTATTTGGATTCTTCTAACAGTTTTTATAAAGTAATGGAATATTTTCAAAGGCTATATGCTCAAAAAGATTTTAATATTTTAGAAACACAAGTTATTGTTCCTGTTAAAAAACGTGGCGATTCCAATACTTATAATTTAAATAATGATATTCAGGAATTGTACAATCCTGCAAGAGATGATCTTAAAGAAGAATCTGTAATGACTGTTAGTTCTGGTTTAAGAATTTTCAGAGTCGGTGATAAAGTAATTAATACAGTTAATAACTATAAAGTCGAACCTACAATCTATAATGGTAATATTGGTATTATTAAAGATATCACAATTGAAGAAAATGAAGAGGGTGACGAGGTCGATGTAATGGTTATTGATTTTGTTGGTATTGGACGAGTTAATATTCCCAAAGATTATTGGGAACAGCTTGATCTGGCTTATGCTATTACAGTTCATAAATACCAAGGTAGTCAGAGTGATAATATTATTTTTAATTTTGATTTTGCATCATACGGTCTTTTAAGCCGTCAGCTTATTTACACTGGTATTACTCGTGCTAAAAAGAAATGCTATCTTGTATGTCAGACAGGGGCATTACGATATGGCGTGGCACAGGAAGCCATTAGTCGCAAACAGACTCATTTACAGGATTCTTTATATGAGATTGCACATCCTAAACTGGTTTTTTAAGAAGTGATAATTAAAATTTAGTTGACAATGATGGTAGGAACAGTTATACTAATAAAGTATCAAATAACTGTTCTTACCACCATAAAAAGGAGTGTATAATGAAATTTCAGTCGGGAGATGTTGTTTATTGGGTAGAACGGCACAGACAACCACCTTATGAATACTATATTGATTATGGTATCGTGGATGAAGAATTTTCAGATGCCGTGTGTGTTGAAAGGTTGCATATTAGAGATCATCGATTCATTGATAATATACCTTACAATGATTTTCCTCAATTTACTCATTGGAAAAAATTACCTAAAGGGTGGACATATAATACCCAATTGTTTGAAATGGAATGGCGCAGTAGTAAAGATTGGTCTGCTTTAGGCAATCTTAAAATTAATAAGCCTGAAGATATTAAAACAGCGTTTGAACAAGGTGTTTTGATTTATTTAAAGGATTATGATCAGACCGTCCCGCACGCTGAAATAGATAAAAAACTTGGCTGGCGTATTAGAAAAGAACATGATGATTCAATTTATGTTTATCCATATGTATCACTTCAAAAAGATAATGCTTTTGAAACATATGCAGAAGCAAAGGCTATGATTGATGCACAAGAAGCTGAATGGAAGCGTCAGTCTGAATTAACTGACGAAGAATGGTCTGTTGAACAGATTGACCATGATTTACAGCGTTGGGCAAAGATTTATAGCAAGTCTCCTGAAGAAGTGCAAAAAGTAAGAGATTTTCTTTTAGGTATGGATAAAGTTGAAGATATCGAGACCAGAGTATTTGGTGGAGATTTTCAGTGGAAATACTGGAAGAATAAAAAATGGAGAACTGTTGTTTTAGATTAAGAAAGGAATATTAAATGATTACTAAATTTAATTTTATGCCATCAAATGAAATATGGCGTAGAGTAAAGAATCATTGTCGAACAACTGACAATAAAGATTTTACAGGCAAAGACGCTACTGATACTTTTAAGAAAAAGATTTTATTTTCAGAACATTCCCCAATTAGATTGCTTGAGTTTGATTGGACTTGGGAAAATATTAAATACTGGGTATCAACTGAATGGTCACGGCATAAATTTGAGAAGTTTATTAGTACCCAACGTAATGATCGACAAAAAAATTATGATCGTAATGAAGCGCCTCAAGGGGCTTTTGTAAAATTTGATGGATATGCAAATATGCAAAATCTTATTGACGCATGGCGTAAGAGATTATGTTTTCAAGCCACTAATGAAGCTAGACAATTAGCTGAAGATTTTAAACGTAAACTTCATGAAACTCATCCTATTGAAGCAGATGTTCTCGTTCCTCATTGTGTGTATAGAGGCTGTTGTTCTGAATGTTTCAATGGTTGTGGATTTTGGAACAGACTTACAAAAGATTGGTCTAAAGAAGATATAACTGATATTAACAAACGTTATCAAAAGTATAATGAATGGTTTTATAATAAGGAGAATTGATTATGGTAATTGGAATAGTTGTAGCTCTTGTAATTGTTGCTATTTGTTATGGAATTAGTTTTGGAATTACAGGACTCATTATTAAAGGAATATGTTGGGCGTTCGGTTTTGTTTTTTCTTGGAAACTGGCGTTTGGTATTTGGCTTATATTGGCACTTGTAGGTAGTATTTTTGGCGGTACAAAATATGTTAAAAAAGTTGATTAAGGAGAGCATTTAAAATTATGGCAGAAAACAATAAAGATTGGATTAAAGTAACTGATAAACTTCCTAAATCAGAAACACCTGTAGAGATTACATTCCGATGGAAAAAATGGGATAATCCTGATGAATATTGGTATGGTACGTGTAATGCGTTTTATGAAGACGGTAGCATCCCCGTAGATGATAGTGCTTATGATTGGACAGATTATGAAGAGGACTATTTTATCTGGGACGAATTTACTGATACCTTTTACATTCCTGTAGGATGGCATGAAGATGTCTGGTTTATGGAAGAAGGTTACCAGATTGATGAGAGTCGGTATGAAATTGTAGCTTGGAAAGAAAAGTGTGCACCGTATAAGGAGAATTGATGCTTACCAACGTTGGAGTTATTTGGGTAATAATTGAATTATTAATTGGAAGTCAAATGTTATATTATGTTGTTTTTGATGCTGGAAATCGTTATATGATAACAACAATTTTATATTGGATATGGCTTGGTATTTATGTATGGAATCCATCAAATATTTTTTATATGAGTAATAGGAGAACTAAAACAAAATGAAATTAATTGCTTTTAAAATTGAAACTCTTGATGATGCGCAGAACCTTGTAAACATTTGTGATAAATACCCATTTAATATTGATGTTATTTATAGAGCACAAACCATTGATGCTAAATCTTTTCTTGGTGTTACTTCACTACTTGGCAATTATGTAAGTGTGATTCCTATGACGGACAATGAAGAGATGTTGAATAAACTTGAGAATGAAATTAAGCCGATTAGTCATTGTTGTTGAGGTGAGAGATGTTAATAGGAATAAAAAGTAAACTAACTCATGTTAGATTCATTGAATATACTGGTAAATATCCATCATTATGTATGGGTGTTTTAGTACTTGAAATTAATGGTGAAAGATATCATTTCGGACAAGACTTTGATGGAAAATATAAAGATAAGAAATTGCTTCCTCAATTTTGGAGTAGTGGCGGTAGTTGCGGATTTAGAAATAATTATTCTGATTCTTATGTAGAACATGATGATTGGCGTATAAACACGGATGATCTGCCTACTGAATTGCTTGATTACGCAGAAGAAATTGATGAAGTGTTTAATGAAAATGTGCCTTATGGTTGTTGTGGGGGATGTCTGTAAAATGATGAAAAAAATAAAAGATTATATTGAAAAGTGGGAAGATAGTAAAGTTTATTCATACCAAGTTAAGTCGCCAAATATTGTATTTTTAATTGCAGTATTTTTTATTGTTCTGGTTGTGGTAGATTATGTTTATAATTACCAATATCCATCTGCTATGTTACTCGTAGATGTGTGGTTATTTGCAAATGCATATTTGATAGCCGCATTTTCTTACTGTTTTTATCAATATAAAAATCGATTAAAAAAGGATGAATAAATTATTATGATTAAAAAAAATGGTGTACCACTTACTATAGACGATTTAAGGGGGTATTAAATGAAAATTGGTAAAATTACTTATTACAACATTATGAAAACAGGTTATGATCTTTTGAGAGAAGACATTGATGTTATTTATGGAACTGACACTAAAGATCAGGTTGAGTCTGTATTCCATATGGCAGGTATTGTAGATACAATTGTTAGACTTGAAAAGCTGTTTGAAGATACAGAGACAGAAAAAGAGGATAATTAAATATGCTTCTAGTTATTTGTGGTAAAATGTGTTCTGGTAAAGATACTATTGTAAAAAGATTAATTAATAAAGGTTTTAAAAAGGTAGTAACCTATACTACCAGACCTAAGAGAAGAGGTGAAACTGATGGTGTAGATTATCATTATATTTCTAAGGAAGATTTTGAGGGGAAAATTAAGGATGGGTTTTTCTTAGAATATAGGATGTATAAAGTAGCTTCTGGTGATACTTGGTATTATGGCAGTGCTAAACAAGATGTACTTAAAGTAAGAGATAATCAGAAGAAAGTTATTATTTTGAGTCCATCTGGTGTTGATAAGATGTACGAACTTAAACGAGATAATTCTGTTGAATTTAGGGTCGTATATCTTAAATGTAACAATGATACTATCAGAATACGTGCTAAAAGGCGTGGCGATAAAAAACAAGAAGTCGCTAGAAGAATTGAGTCAGATGGTATTGATTTTTCTGTCATGGATATCTTCGCTCAAAAGATTATTTGGAATGACGAAGGAACTGAGGTTGGAGATGTTGTGAGAGAAGTTCTAGATTATATTGAGGGGGAATGTTGAATATATGACAGTTGAAGAATGGCTTGGAAAAGATAATACACTTGGAATTGATATTTTTAAGAATAAATATCAGTTTGAAGGAGAAACTTTTGATCATTGGCTTGATAGAGTTAGTGGTGGTGATGACGAAGTTAGAGATTTAATTATTGAAAAGAAGTTCCTTTTTGGTGGGCGTATTCTTGCTAACAGAGGAACTAATCAGAATGGTAGAAAAATCAGTCTTAGTAATTGTTATGTGATTACACCCCCTGAAGATAATATTGAATCTATTTTTGAGTGTGCTACTAAACTGGCACGTACTTATTCATATGGTGGTGGTTGTGGTATTGACATTGGAAAACTTGCTCCAAAAGGTGCTCTTATTCATAATGCCGCAAAAGAGACTTCGGGTGCTGTTAGCTTTATGGATTTGTATTCTACGGTGACGGGACTGATAGGGCAGAACGGAAGACGTAAATAAATAATGTGCTACTTTCTGAAAATGATAGAGTAAGAGAGGTAAAGAAATGGATAAAGAATATTTAAAAGAATGTTTGGATAAAGGAATGTCTACCAGACAAATTGGTAATGAGTATGGGTTAGATCGAAGAACCGTATCATATTGGATAACAAAGTATAAATTAAATAGCGATTCTAAATACGCAAAACTTCCAAAATACAGTTTTGAAAAGATAGATACCAAAGAAAAAGCTTATGTATTAGGTTATATATTGGCTGATGCGGCTATTAACGAAAAAAATTCCGTAGAATTCGCTTGTGCCATTGAAGATAAAGAATTGCTTTATTATATTTCCAATGTTATTAATGGACGTGTGATTTTAGATTATACTTTAGATAAAAAAAATAGACGGTTCCCTCGTGCTCGTATGACCAGGATGATTAAAGATATTACAAAATTTACTGGTGGGCGTTTAAAAAAAGAAAGGCATTATCCTCGAATCGCAGAAGATTTAGAACGTTATATGCTACTTGGCTTTTTTGATGGCGATGGCTGTATCACTTGGGGGAGAAGAAAAGATAGAAATAGAATATGGCAAAAAATCTCTTTTACTTCTCAATTAAAATTATTAGAAGGTGTACAAAAACTTTTATATAGAAAACTTGGAATATCAACCGTTGTAAGACCTAAGAGCGATGGAGATTGTTATGTTTTAACTTTTTGCGAGAGAAAAGATGTAATTAAATTTTGCGAATATATTTATCCAAATGATGATTTCATTGTTTTAAATAGAAAGTACATTAAGTATAATGCGCTGCGTCTTGAATTGGAAGAAAACGGTGAAGGCAAGAATGTATCTTGATAATACCGTGCTGAGCCTACAGAGTAGGAAGGTGTAGAGACTAGTGGGAATCTAGCGATAGATTTTAATAACCACAATAGTATCCAAGGTCGTTTAACGATTAAGAGATAGTCCACAAATGGGCGCATTAATGATTTCAATTCCTTGTGATCATCCAGACCTTGAGGAATTTATTGAAATCAAACAAAATACTGATAAAGTAACAAAAGCTAATATTTCTATTAGAGTAACTAACGAATTCATGCAAGCTGTAGCAGAAAAGAAACCTTATACTTTAAAGTTTGTTAGAGAAGAAACTGGAGAGGTTATCTCAAAAGAAATTGATGCACATGAAGTATTTATGAAAATGTGCGAAGCCAATTGGGATTGGGGTGAACCCGGACTCTTGTTTTGGGATAATATTGAAAAATACAACTTATTAAGTGAAGATATAAATTTTAAGTATGCAGGTGTAAATCCATGCGCTGAAGAGCCATTGCCAGCGGGAGGTGCCTGTTTGCTCGGTTCGCTCAATCTCTCAGAATTTGTTATTAAAGATAAAGAGTTTGATTACGATGATTTTGAATTAGCAGTAGAAATTGCTGTAAAAGCATTAAATAATGTATTAGATGAAGGTCTTCCACTTCATCCCTTGCAGGAACAGAGAGAATCTGTTCGTGATTGGCGTCAGATTGGTCTTGGAATTTTTGGACTTGCTGACATGCTGATTAAAATGGGCATTAAATATGGAAGTCCAGAGTCTATTGAATTGTGCGATAAAATTGGTTATACAATGGCACGTATGGCTATGATTGCATCTATTAATTTAGCAAGTCAAAAAGGTAGTTATCCTAAATTTAATGCAGATGCCATAACGCAATCTTCATTCTGGCGTTTTCATAATATGAATGAATATAATGTTGAATTAATGGTAGATGGTCTCCGTAATTCTCAGCTTTTGACAATTGCACCTACAGGGACACTTTCAACGATGCTTCGTGTAAGTGGCGGTATTGAACCAATTTTTGCAAACTATTATACGAGAAAAACAGAGTCACTGCATGGACATGACCAGTATTATAAAGTTTATACTCCTATTGTAAAAGAGTACATGGACGCACATGGTCTTACAGATGATAGTCAACTTCCTGATTTCTTTGTAACTGCACAAACTCTTGACTATAAAGATAGAATTGCTATGCAGTCAATTTGGCAAAAACATATTGATGCTTCTATCAGTTCGACAGTAAATGTTCCTCAAGAATTTCCTGTAGAAAAAGTTAAGGATATTTATATGGAAGCTTGGAAAGCGGGTCTCAAAGGCATTACAATGTTTAGAGACGGTTGTAAACGTGTAGGAATTCTTACGACTCATATTGAAGAAGAGACACACGAAGAAGAGCCTCAGGAACTTAAACGTGGCATGATTATTAAGGCTGATGATAATTGTATTGGTAAAAAGCGCACTCTTCAGACAGGATGTGGCACGCTACATTGTGAAGCATTTTTTGATCCTGATACAGGGGATTTGCTTGAAACGTATTTATCAAAAGGTAGTACTGGTGGATGTAATAATTTTATGGTTGGGTTATCCCGAATGATTTCACTTTCTGCCCGTGGTGGCGTTGATATTAATTCTATTGTAGATCAGCTTAAATCAAGCGGAACTTGTCCTTCTTATGCAGTTAGAACAGCAACAATGCATGATACCTCTAAAGGTAGTTGTTGTCCTGTGGCTATTGGAAATGCATTAATTGATATGCATAATGAAATTATGAGTGACTTGATGGATGATTACGAAGAAGATAAAAAACCTGTAAAAATAACTAAACCAGTTCAGATTGTATCTTCAAATGCTAAATGCCCTCAATGTGGTGGCAATCTTGTATTTGAGGGTGGTTGTAATACTTGTAAGGATTGTGGATGGTCGAAATGTGATTAATAATTAATATATGGAGAAAATAATGAATATTTTTGAAGCTATAAAATGGTTGTCACCAAATGAACGTGAACAACTAATAAAGGATATTGAAGCACAAGATTTAAAGGGTATTGAAATTGTAGATTATGTAACTGGGCATTTTAATATGGCATGCCGAAGAATTTTGACTGAATTATATAGATTGTCTGACTACGATAAATTAACAGATGAGTTAAAAAGACTATTGACAAATGGTAATTAAATATATATACTAATTATAGTCTTATTCATTTGGCACCTTTCATAATATATTGTGGTAAGTATAAAAGCATGTGCTTACCACAATGTGCATCTGTGATGGAATTGGTAGACATGTTGGCTTCAAGTACCAATGCCGAAAGGCGTGAGAGTTCGAATCTCTCCAGATGTACTTAGTAATAATAAATTAAATTCACACAATTAAAAAGGAGCAAAAAGATGAACACAGATTTTTTTAATGGAATGTTTGGACGGATCGACCCCGGTAACATCAGACTGGACGTGAACGGCAATATTGCTGTTCGAACAACAAACGGTTATAAGTCTTATAATATGAAGACTGGTAAGCTGATTAATTGTAATAATTTTGTTTTCGACATTGGTGAGGAATTCTTCTTTGTAATTCCTACAAACAAAGTAAAAAAAGGCGATATTATTCTTGCTCAGGACAAAGGTGGTGGTCGTAAGCCTAAATGTGTTGTGGACGTGAATCCTTCTTTTATTACAGTAATCAATTATGAAGATTCTACAGTGGAGCAGATTCTTCCTGAACGACACATGTTTATGGGCAATACTTATTTCTATGGAAAGATTGTTTCCATGTTTAACTTCTCTAAGGATAAGGGTAAGAAGAATGCCTTTGAGAATATCATGAAGTATAAGATAATGTCTGAAATGATGAACGGTAAGAATGGTAGCGCCAACAATGGTATGGGCAATCTTATGATGCTTGGTATGATGGGTAACGGTGGCTTTGGTGATATGTTCAACTTTGATGGAATATTTGATTTTGGTAATGATGCAGAAAAGGTAGAAGAAGATAATCAGGAGGATGAAGAGTAATGGGTAGCGGAAGTTATACAACCAGTAGTTTTGTTAATTATTCTAATAGCATGGGACGTACTGTTAATACCAGAGGTATTGTAACAGCGGACAGTCTTCAGGATTATTACAAGCAGAGTAAAATTCATGAAGACCTTAAACCCTTTAAGATTGTAAGAGAGTGCTGTGATAGCGAAGAGCATCCTAATACAATTCCAATTATTCTTGCTTTGGATGTGACAGGATCAATGGGCAGTGCTTGTGTAAAGACAGCAAAAGCCCTTAATACAATTATGACTTCTCTTTATGATAAGTTTGAGGATGTTGAATTTTGTATCATGGGTATTGGAGACCTTGCATATGATGATGCACCCATTCAGATGTCTCAGTACGAATCGGATGTAAGAATTGCAGAACATCTTGATAAGGTTTATATGGAGCATGGTGGTGGTGGTAATGGTTTTGAATCTTATACTGCCGCTTGGTATATGGGTTTGAGACATACTAAACTTGATTGTTGGAAACGTGGTAAAAAAGGCATCATTATTACTATGGGCGATGAACCGCTGAACCCTTATCTTCCTAAACGCTATCTTGAAAATGTGACTGGTGATAGTTTGGAAGGTGATGTAGAGACAACTTATCTTTATAAAGAAGCTATTGAAAAATTCGATATTTATCATATTGCAGTTGATGATACGGCAAATAGTTATTTTTATTACAATACAAAAATTGAAAATAGCTTTAGACCTTATCTTGGGAACCGTCTGAAAGTCGCAACTATTGAACAGTTACCTGCAACTATCGTAGAGTGTATTAATGATTCCATTAACGGTAACAATAATAATGATTCTATTCCAATGAAAACACAAGAAGATACAACAGGAAATTATATTACTTGGTAATAGTTTAAAAAGAATGGGTGAGATATTAAATACCTCGCCCATTCTTATGATAGAAAAGAGGTGATATGAATGCCTACCAATATGTTTATTGTTGTAGGCTCGTTAATCCAATTATGGTGACGAGGGTAAAGGATTAGCTACAGATTATTTTGGCTACAAAGCGGTTGGAACAAAAGTGGGCGTACTTACAAATGGCTCTTCTCAAAGAGCACATACGGTAGATACAATTGATGGCAAACATCATATATTTAGTCATTTTAGTTCTGCTACATTTCGGGGAGCAGATACTTACATCTGTAAGGATTTTATAATTAATCCAATTAAATTTGTTGATGAATATTTGGAACTTTATCATCAATATGGTATTGCGCCGAAAGTATCTATCCATCCTGAATGCAGATTTATGACTCCTTTTGATATTCTTGCCAATTTAAAACAGCATGAAAAAATTGGAAGAAATAATACATGTGGAAGTGGTGTTTGGAAAACTATTGAAAGATATGAAAAAGGATATGGTGCTATAAATATACAAGAATATATTCGTAATCAAACTTCTAATAATCCATATTATTATTGGACAGAATTAAATCATTATTATAAAGATGACATTATGAATTATGATTCTCATATTGATGTAGAAGGATTAAAAACCCGATATAAAATGGATTTAGATTTTATGTCGTGTCATTGTGTTTTTGTACCAGAATCATTTTTAAAAACATATGATAATATAATTTTTGAAAATGGTCAAGGACTTCTCATTGGTGACCAACAGCCCGAAGACACTTGGTGGTCTGGCACTCCTTCAAATACAGGTTGTTTGATAGCTTCTAAAATGATTACGGATAATGCGCTTCAGGGCGATGTTACAGTTTGCTATGTGAGTCGCACCTATTTGACCAGACATGGTGAAGGTGATTTGCCTAATGAATGTTGGGGCAAAGAAGTTATTGATGCAAACATTAAGTACGATGCTACTAATTATGCTAATAAAATGCAAGGGCGTTTACGATATGCACATCTGGATATAGATTCGTTAAAAGAAAGAATTGATCAGGATTTTCTTTTAGCTCCATCCAATAGTCATAAAGCAGTTATGTTCACTCATTGGAACGAGCATAAGGTACATATTAATGATGATTTTATTGATGACTTAGATAATATATTTATTTCTAAAAGTAAATATGCGGAGGATATGCATTAATGAGCAATATATATTTAACAGATGAACAAAAGATTGCGGTTTTTGAGCCAATGTTTAAAAAATTTGAGACTAAAGAAATTCTGGAATATTTTAAAGAAGTTATTACTAAAATCCCAGATGCAATTTTTTATAAACCCGCAAGCAGTTCTGGTAAATATCATAACAAACAGCAGGTCAGAGACTATGGACAGCTTATTCATATTTATATGTTCTTTGACATTTTAAATATGCTTCTCGACCTTGAATATAATCAGAATAAATTCCCTGAACCTATGGATAGAGACATTATGAGATGTGTTCCTGCATTACATGATATGTGTAAATATGGCGTAGCGGGCAAAATGAAACACACTACTGGTGAACATCCACTTTTAGCGGTAGAGCGTCTTAAAAAAATAAATGCGCAAGAAGATTTTAACCATAAACTTGGAAGAGTAGAACTTGAAATGCTTTGTCAATTGTGTGAACGTCATTCTGGTCAATGGAACACTTTTAAAGTTAAAAACTATGGTTGGGATACAACACCGCAGATTATCACGATGGAAAAGCCTCAAGATGATATGGATATGTTGATTCACGAGTGTGATATGTTAGCGTCAAGAAGTTGGCTTACATATGAAATTCCAGAAGATTTAATGCAGAGATTTAAAGATAATATTGACCTAACGCATTTTTGATGGGTGATTAAACATGAATAATATAACATACAATGATTGGTCTTGGGGGAATCCAATTCCTATAGAATGTTTGACAGAACAAGATATAGAAGATATTAAAAAAATGATAGACGAAATGAACAACGAAGAAAGGATAACAGATGAGTAGAAAACTAGCAAGTATTCAGAAAATTTGTAAGATTGAACCAATTGAAAACGCAGATGCGATTGAACTTGTACATGTCCTTGGTTGGCAATGTGTAGCTAAGAAGGGCGAGTTTAAAGAGGGTGATCCATGCGTATATTTTGAGATTGATTCATTTCTTCCTTGCACGCCTGAGTTTGAATTCCTAAAAGCAAATTCATATAAGATTAATCCTATTCTGGGCGAAGGATATCGGCTTCGCACAAAACGTATGAGAGGTGCGTTGAGTCAGGGCTTAGTATTACCTGTAGAAAGTTGTTCCGCACTATGGGATTGGAATAAAAAGG